GATTTTAGACAGGTTCTAAGAAGAATTTTAAGAAGAAAGAAAAGCAAGTTAGAAGAATTTCTGATTTATAATAAAAATCCCCCTCTAAATATAGAAGGGGATTTTTTAAAATATATGTTGGAGAACTCTTTTTCGATAGCACTACATCACCTAAGTAACAATGTAGTAGAAGTTTAGAACAAACAGTGCGCTATCAAAAAACAACATGTAAAATATACAATATTTAAATGTAGAATGTCAATATACTCTTATTTAATTTCTACATAATAAGAACTAGCTGTAATATAAAACACATTACCTCTACTATTCTTCACTTTATATTGCTGCGAGCCATTTACAGATACTTTATCAATGATTGTAAATCCTAATCCTTCATCGACAGTTCCTGCTACATCTCTATCAGCTCAGGAAGCTTTTGAATAGAATCGTAAATCATTCACTTTAGAAACCACACACTTATGATAGAAGTATCCACTATACTTTTCATAATTGTATCCATATTTCATATACGAATGCAGCCATACCAAAAACATTCCATCTAGTTCACCAACTCAGTATACTTTCTTGCAAATTACAACCATTTGACTACATAGACTCATACTGCGTGAGGAAAACATCAACAATTTTCTTTACCCCAAAGAGTACCTTCTCCTCACTCTGAAGGCGCTCTTTATTGTGACATTCCCCGCACCTCACCGTCGTTCGATGAGGCAACTACAACATATAATTTTCTTTTTATCATTTTACAAATGATAATATTTCCCTACAAATTTAGTAATAGATTGAAAAGCATTTCTTGTATCAAAAATAATTTTCGCATGATTAGCAATCTGCTGATATTCAAAATCTGTATGATCTGTAGCTAAAAGAACCAATTGAGCGTTCTCAATTAATTCTATAGTATAAGGTACCGTTTCATGCTTTTTTTTATTTACTTGGTATGTCTCCACATAAGGGTCACATACTAAACATTTTACTCCGTACCTATCTAAAATCTCTATCACTCGCAAAGAAGATGATTCTCGCGTATCCCTAACATCTTTTTTATACGCGACTCCCAAAACCACAATCGTATTATTTTTCAATATTTCTCCTGCTGTATTCAGAATTTCAATCATTCTATCCACAACATATTGTGGCATGTTGTCATTGATTGCTCCTGCTGTTTCAATCATCCTTGCAGCATAATTGTGCTCCCTTATCTTCCAGGATAAATAATGCGGATCCACAGGAATGCAATGTCCCCCAATTCCTGCACATGGGTAAAAAGGCATAAAACCATACGGCTTCGTTGCCGCCGCTTCAATAACTTCCCAAACATTAATATTTAACTTATTGCATATTAATGCCAATTCGTTCACAAGAGCAATATTTATATACCTAAATGTATTTTCATGTAATTTCACCATTTCTGCCACGCGAACAGAAGACACGATATGCGCCATATCACCAACCACATTTGTTGCCAATACCGTACATTTTTCTGTCATTCCACCCACAACTCTCCGCGTATTCTTTACATTAAACTTTGAGTTCGATGGATCAATCCTTTCAGGCGTATAGGCGATAAAAATATCTTTCCCAATGGAAAATCCTTTAGTCTGAAAAGACTTGGCGATGATTTCTTCTGTAGTACCCGGGTATGTTGTACTCACCAACATAATCAAAGAGCCTTTTTTCACATATTGAATGAGTGTTTCAATGGAATCAACTATATACGAAAGGTTAGGTTGTTTATATTTATCAATTGGGGTAGGCACACAAATTAAAACAATATCTATCTCCTTTATACGGGTAAAATCTGTTGTTCCCGTTAACTGATTCGTTCTTACAACTTGAGTTAATTCATTTGAGTCCACATCATCAATATAATTTTGCGCATTATTGATTTTATTCACTTTTTCCGCTAATAAATCAAAACCAATTACTCGAAATCCTTCCATTGCCTTAGTAATAGCGTAAGGAAGTCCAACATACCCCAGTCCTATGACCCCAATTACAGCGGATTTTCGTTCAATTTTGTGAATAAGTTCTTGATAATAATCTTCCTCAGATACCTTCATACTCATTTATTCCCCCTCCTCCTGAGTATTTATCTAGTTCCCCATTTATTAGATTTTAAAGTACATAATGCATATATTCTTAATGGGAAAAGTACTATAATATGAATAAATCCATAAATCGGTGCCGTCAAAAATATAAAAGGATGCTTCAAAATATAAAAAACATTTCTTGCATATGCCGACAAACATAAACAGGCAAAATAATAAATCCCCATCAACCAACCCGTAGCTACAGGTTTAATCACAAATCCCAATATTAAAGTTACATTAAATATTATCCACAATGCTAATTCCATCACCACCCAAATCAGCACCATTGGTTTTTTTACACCAATTTTTAAAGCTAATAAACTTTCTCGAAAAAACGATTTATTCCAGCGAATCTGTTGTTTGATAAACTGTAAAAGAGTTGCAGGTACATCAGTGATACACCTAGCGGTCTCCTGATAAACTGTCTTCCCTTTCAAAATCGCATAATTAGTAAGACATCGATCATCTCCAGCTTGAACCACTTCACCCAAAAACATTTGATGACCGTACTGTTCAAGATTTTCGATAATGACTTCTCTACGATAACAACTAATTGGTCCACAGCAAATTAAAACATTTCCTGTTACAGACTGCGCAGCTCTTTCCACACGAAATGCATTTTCATAGCGCATATCTATCAATTTCGTAAACCAATTTTTGATTCGATTACGTGCATTGACATGCCCAGTTACAGCCATAACCTCTGAATCACGGAAAGGTATTAACAATGCACGTACTGCATCTGGAAACAAATATCCATCTGAATCAACAGTTACTATAACATCTCCCGTTGAACGCTCAAAACCCCATATTTGAGCATGTCGTTTTCCTTTATTCTCCGAAAAACGATGGGATATAAACCTCAGTTTATACCTCTTACCATCACCCCTCGCACCATCAATTTCGACCTTTTTTTTACAACTATTCAATTGTTCTTTTATCCTTAGTACTTCTTCATAACATCCGTCATCGTCGCTCCCATCATCTACAACAATGATTTCATGAATAGGATAATCTTGGTTCAAAATACTCAAAATCGTATCTTGAATAGCATTTACTTTTTCATTATAAATTGGGATAATAACTGATACTTTCAAGTTAGGAGGATCACCAATTTTAGGTTTATAAAAAAATGATAAAATCATTTTTGCTAGCAAATACGTTAACATCACTGTACCGTATATTCCTAATGAAACAGACCATCCTTCTTTATATATAGAATTAACATATAACATAGCAATAACTGCCACTCCAAAAATCATAAAAATTAAAACCTTACCTAAAATGCCTTCTTTTATCTGAATCGCCCTCCTTACTTCCTTTAGTCAATATGCATAACAACAGTTCTTCTATACATTTAAAACCTCCCAAATACACAAGCCCCGTCTCTTAATGTAGTGACGCTAACTTGTTGTCTAAATATCAACCACTTTTCCGGTCATACACACCATATTCTTCCACTTTGGATTTTGTTAATGTTATTTTTATTACAAATTTATGGTACAGGAAAACCCACGTTGGACTTCAATCCGTCTGTAGACATGGGAGGAAGATCAATATGATTAGTCCCTACTAACACAAATAAGCTACTTTTACTACAATCTCTTTCCTCTCAACACATAACTCACAAAATATTTACTGTACCTTTACATACTTTCGATTAACTGTCACATAATATATATAACCTTTGGTATTATAAACCTTAAATTGTAGATAACCGTCCACACTTACTTCGCCAGCAATCATAAAGCCTTCCCCTACATCCAATGTACCTGCTAAGTCTTCATTCTGCCACGACGGTGTATCATAAAAACGTAGGTTATTGACTTTAGAAACAATACGCTTCCCTACAATAGAAGAATCAACTGTACTTTTCTTATCAAACTTCACATAAGATGGATCGTTTTTAATCCATTGCTCACCACCAAGATTTAACCAACCATCTTTTTCAGCCCATACAATATAAGATTCTGGTTTGTTCAACTGACGAATTTTAGAATAGCTTGTGCCTGGTCCTTTACGTAAGTTAACGTTGTAACCTTCAATATAAACGATACCGTCTGTTATAGCCATTGGTACTTCTGCTGATTTAGATGGCTTTTCAGGTACCGAAACGTCTGTATTAGCGTTATTGTATGCACGTTGCACATCAGCACGAAATTGAGCTTCCGACACACCATGACTTTGTAAATAATCAAGTGGGTCTTCATGATCTGTGCCTCCAAGGTACTTCGTTACATCGTAGTGAGTCCATAATCCTTTTTTCACCGATAATTTGTTATCCCTTAACATTTTTGCTAAAAGCTTCACGTATTTCTCATATGAACGCTTAAACTTTGTATAGTCTTCTGTTTCACATAACTCTACATGAACAAATCGTTTATTGGCTGCTGGTCCTGCTCCCCATGCTTGATACTTAGTAGAAGCAATTTGAATTGTTTCATCCCAATCTGTTGCATAATGTACAAATGCCGAACGCCATGTTCTCGCTTCATAGTTTCGGATATTAATAGCAGGCGCTTCAGGAGTCGCTGTAGAATGTGCTACTACACCTTCATATGCTCCATATCCATTGCGATATTCGACTTTAGGTAACCCTGGAATAATCATTTCCCGATCAGCAAAGACACTACCTGTTGAAGTAAATGCAATGATAGCTGCAGTAGAAATTGAGGCTAATAATTTAATAGATTTTTTCATTTGTCGTCACCATTCCCCATAATTTTTTGTTTAATATCTGATACATCTTTTGAAAGTGAACCAAATGCTTTTGCCTGTTCTTCGATGACTGCCTGGTTTTTTTCGATTACTTTTTGATACTGTTCTTCACGCTGTTCATTCTTTTTTTGCGTAGTAAAAAGCATCCACACAAATAACGCTGCGAATGCTCCTTGTTGAATCATTGAATTGAAAATCTGTTCCTCCACTGTCCTCATCCCCTTTTTATACAAAATAAAAAGCCTGCTCATGCACGCTTAATCTGTAATATCTAAATTAAAAAGTTCATTGCAATATGAACAGTACTTCCGCTTGGAACACCATTCACAAAAACCCCGCCATCAGGTTTTATTGTAACTTCACAAACTGCAGGTGTATATCCATATGCCAGTGCTGGAAAAGCAATGTGCTGTACGGGTCTAAATCCAACTGGTAGTGTAGCGAATGTTGCCTCATTTTGAGGATTTCGAACCGAACCAATTACACTAATGTTTTCACCGCTTCTCTTATATTTCATATCTCTGTTAGCAACATTTTCTACCCCAGTTGTAGGAAGTTTAATCCATCCAGTATCATTTTCAGCGGTCGCTATCTTTTTACCTTTCAAGGTTGCTGACCCATCAGGACGAACTATTAACCCACTTTGAGAATCCCAGGGAGTAGCACCGAATCCCATGTACAGATATTCTTCACCGTTCTTAGCCCCTTTGAAACGTCCCATTCCGCCACGATTAACGATTACGTCTGTATCTTTATCCATGTAGTGTAACCCACGAGCAGAAGCACCTGTATTCTCGTCAGACTGAGCCATCATAAGCTGAGCATTCTGAGTGAATCGTGTAAGCCCTGTGAATGAGTCGTTACTCTTCTTCATGAGGTTGGTATCTATATTTACGTTTAACTTCTTATTAGTGTTGTCGTAGTGGAGAACATTCAAGTTGTTATTCTGACGGTCTTCAATCCAAAACGAGCCGTTTGATCCAAACGCTAATGAGATTAAATCTTTTGTGCTATCCTTAGACGTAATACGCTTTAAAGCTAAACCTACATGAAGATTCAGGTCACCTATCATGGTGTCTCCGCTTTTCTTAACAACATCCATTGCATTTAATTTCTTCTGCAACTCGTCTAACGTTTTCTTAATAATCTCAAACTCAGAAATATAGTTTTCGATTTTAATGTTTCCTTCTTTCACATCACGTCTTAATGTAATACGAATGTCTGGTGTACTCATTCGTTCTGTACTTTTTTCCATCACAAAATAAGCTGTCCAATCATCCGATGTGGAAACAGCCTGCGAGGACAATGTGTATGAGAATACGCCATTCTTTGCATCAACTATTTGGGCATCATCCCGAACGAACAGTCCGACTTGATTAATCGCTTCGTACTTTACTGCATACCCTGTTAAATCAACAATCTGCCCCTTTTCTCTTACATATACAGTAATCTTCAATCCGTTTTTATCATTTTGTCTCGAACGAATTGTTTTGTTAAACACAGGATCTGCTAAATCTATAATAATTTCCTCATTTCGCATGACTACACCTCTCTCTACCTATTCCTTTTCACGCGTCTAGGCGGTATTCTTTGACGTTTTACTTTGTTCCTGTGTTTTATATTTCCTTTAGGCTTTATTGGCTCTAATTCTTCCAATCTAGCATCCGTTTTTATCACATATTCTTGGAAACCTTGTGTTAGTTGTGAGAGCATTCCATATAAGCCAACACCACTTTCCTCTGATTCTTTCGGAATAACTAAACCATAATGCGTAGGAATTGCATCTGTAGTAATTGTCGGTTCTCCTTCTTTACGATTCATACGCATTTCATAGAGTTTTGGAATGTCCGTTTTCAAATTGTACTGTTTAATATCCCAACCCATTACGGTTTCCAATACACTACGTGTAACTGGCCTAATGTTGGTTTTATATGTTTCTTTTGAAGAAACTTTGAAGTCTGAAGCAATTACTCCTTGATAATATGTCCCAAGAGCGGTTTTCACTTGGATATACCCATTATCCCAACTCGAATTTCGTATCATCGCATTTGGAAGTATGATATCTGTATCTCCTCCAGATGAAACCCCAATACTCGCAATCCAATTATCATCCCGATAAAAGCGGAACTGATCTTTGACTTTAAACCTCATATCACTTTGAGCACTGAGAACAATCATTTTATCAGCGTCAAGCATTGCATTCCCTGTTTGCGAAAAGTATAAGGAAGCTGCATTCAAGTATCCATTGCCATCGAGTCCTTTTGTCATTCCAATTCCACCAGACTTAACACTTATATCTGAGAATTGGTATACCATAATAGCTCCATTTGCCCCTGTGGAATCTGAATCTCCGCCTAAAATAAGAGTAGGTTGTATTTCATTTCTACTATTTTTGTAATACCCTACAAACACCCTTGTTCTAGATGACTCATACAAGCGTATAAATTGCTTTGAGATATTTACATAGTTGACACTATCTGAAGTTCGTAATGTTGCACCTGTTATTTCTCCACCTTGCACAAGATTTCCACTCAACGTACCAGCAGTAATAAAATCAGCAACAATTCTTCCATCACTTGTAATAGCAGTTCCATATGGTCCATTCACACCTGTGGAAGAATACCCTAATCCATTTAAGTTCCATTGCCAAACCTTTTTAGCACTCTTTTCATCTTTCGTATCCATAATTAAAATACGATCTGGATAAATACGGACATGTCCTCCGAATCCTGAATTAATTAGGCTTGTAGCATTTGCTTTTGCTGCATCCAAAATAGAGCCTGGCATATTGGATAACTCTTCTTGTACCAGGTCAACCCTACCAGAAACATCCGTAAAAGATTCTTTGAAATTACCAATGGTTATATCCAGATACTCTTTTTTTATTGGATCATATTTATAAGCAATTACCTTCGCCTTTATATCAATACCATCTTCTTGATGCTCAACCGTAACCGTATCTGCCATATAAACACTTTGTAAATGCTTATAATCCTTATACTCTTCCGTTTGTGATAACTCCTGAAACTTAACGTTATAATTTGCTTTAGGCTGATCAACCTTTTGAATAGCAAACATATCCTTAGCTGCCTGGCGTAATAACCTATATGCCTCTTCTAACGGAACTGCATCTTCATCGTCAGCATTTTCACCAATAGCTGCTTTAATATGTTTAAATTCAACCACTTTGATTTTAGGATGAGGATACTTATTTATAAGTGGGCTATCCACATACTTTTCAGGAAGAAATAACCCATCAAAACCTTGTGGCATGATTCTAGTTATGGGACTTTTCCAATCCACATTACCTTCATATCCTAATAAATCTTTCTTATGGCGAATCACTACTCCACGATCCATACCGCGATTTAGTAGCATCTTCACATCAAAATTATCTCGTTTTAATTCGCCACCCCAACGATTAACAAATGAATTATCTTGACTAGAATCCAATAATGCTTCCACAGGATTTTTACGGACAATACGTGCACTGGCTATCTTTGGTACATCTGAATAAAACTGAAAAGGATGCTTGTATTGGCATCCTGCTGACATACGATTCATAGCTCCATTACCATTTGTTGTTTCAGCAAAAATGTCTTCAATTAGATTTTCTGTTAAGTCATAAAAAATGTGATAACATTGCGCTGTAATCTCACCCATACTGACTTTAGGAGCTGCCACTCGAAATAGTTGTTCACCATCAGGAGTTGGAACTTTAATGATGCTCATTCCCTCTATTTC